TCAAATGACCAGTTTTTTCCATTCCTTACCGCGTGCGTCGTTGTAAATATCGGTCATTTTTTGATTCGAATGGCCTAGCAAAATTTTGGTATCAACCCCCTGCTCTCTGAACAATCGCTCTGATAAAGATCTCTGCTCATGGAAAGAGGGAGGGGTGCCATTAGCACGCCAGTTGTAATCCACAGAATCCCGGGCTTTTTTAAATGCAACGGTTAATGTTGCTGGCTTAACCATCCCGCCGCGCTTAGCTGTCCCTTTCGCGTGATGGTGGTGCAATAGCCACGGACTAAGAACGCAATCGCGGCAGGATGACACCACATCATCCAGGGTGAGATTTAATTTATCGCAACGCAGAGCCAGAGGGATGGCAATCCGGGTTCCTGTTTTTTGCTGTTCGACATGAAGATAACCATCCCGGATATCCGAAAATTGCATTTTGCAAATATCTGAAAGGCGCTGGCCTGTCATCAGTGCCAGCAGCATACCGCGCTGTAAAAAGTAACCATCCTTTTCCGCTGCGTTATAAATCATCATCCACTCATCAAAAGTCAGTCGCTGTCTTGATATCCGCACCTGCGGTTTTTTTGCCGATTCTGCAGGGTTAAAGCCTGGCGGGACATCGCCCGTTTGCTGAGCTTCCCGGAAAACATCGATCAGTACTTTCCTGAAAATTTGTCCCATTCTGTTATGTCCTCTGGCCTTGTACTCTTCCAGTACTGATACCACATCTTTTACGGTTATGGCATCTAACGGTCTGGTGCCAAAACGTTCATCAAATACCCTGAGAGGAGCTGCTTTCTGTTTCAGCGTGTTGAGTTTGATCTCGCCGTTTTCATATCTTTCCTGTTGAATTTTTCTGTAATTATTCAGAAAAATGGTAACGGTTGATGAACCGCCGGTATCACTAATAATTTTCTCCTGCAGACTGAGCATTTGTTCCATTTGCTGCCGGGCAAGACGGCTGTTCGCTTCTGCTGCAATAGTTTCTGCCAGTTTCTGGTCAATACTGCCGAGACCGTGATTTTTGCCTGTTATGGGATGCCTGTAACGCCAGTAAACTTTGTTATTTCTTTTGTCAAAATACGGAGATAATCCCGGAACATCGGTTTTATATTTTCGCGGGCGCGCCATCTTCCAGTATCCTCTTCAAAGCAGGGTGATCTGTGGCGATCACCTCCGGCTTGTTTACCATTCCGACAAAGCGAGCTTGCGGATCCACTCGCCAGCGTCTTCCAACTTTTTTGGGGAGAGGAAATATCATTCCGGCTTTAGCGTATTTACTTAACGTACTCGGAGTAGGGACCGGTTCACTGAATTCCTCTTTTGCCCACTCAGTGAGCAGAATAAGTCTTGCCATGGGCGTCGTTCGCTAATCATGGTCGCCGCCACTATAGCTGGTGGGCAACGACCGGGGTTGAACATTAAAAATCAGCCTGACTCGGGATCAGTTTTTGCCAGATAACTGAAACGTATTTTGCCTGGTAACGGGCGTCATCAAGTGCATTATGGCGCTCACCTTCGAATGGAATAGCCGTTCTGGCATCGAAGTCTATGGCTTTCCCCAGCTCAACGATTGTGCGTACATCGCGATCGTTGTAGTAACGCCACGGGCAGGGGATCCCCTGCCGTTCGTATGAACGGCGCAAAATCGTGTTGTCGAAGTTGGCTCCATTTCCCCAAACCTGAACAAAAAATTCACCGGAGTTTTCGTCGATAAATTCCCGCAATTGTAACAGTGCATCATCTAACGGGATTTCATCGGTCATAATGGCAGATTGCGCTTCGCGTGATTGCTTAAGCCACCATTTAATGGTGTCCCGATCAATGACTCCGCCAGCAGTTTCCAGATCGATAGTCTTACTAAATTCCGGTCCCATATCTCCGGTTTGCGGATCGAAAAATATTGCACCTATTGAGATGATCGGGGCATCAGGATTTTTTCCCATGGTTTCAAGGTCGATCATTAGATGGTCACACGTCCTGCTGGTGGATGTGATTTCGTGATGACCGTTCACCTTAATTGAGCGATCTGCCGTCTCGCCAGTTTCATTATCGCTATCGTGATGCTGATTGCCGCCAGTGTTCTCCTTGTGTGGATGTTCAGCGCCTTCCATTTCCTCCGGATCATCTTCCTGAACTTCAACCTGATACTCTTCATCGAATGTTTCCTGGTATGTTGCGCCACTGGTTCAGGCTGTTTCGTTCCTGGCTCGTTTTGTAACGCATTTGGGCTGTTTTGTTCCGCTTTTTGGTAGTTCCGTTCCGATTCATGCTGGTTCTGGTTCACAGAATCGCGGGTCTGGATCCCCTTAACCCATTTCGGATCATTCGGGTCACTAATCCCTTCAACAAATTCACCACGTGATGCAGCAAGCAACTTATCGGCGTCAGGCTGGCTGATATTGGCTGCCTGCATAATTTTGTTTACTTCGTCAGCGGTAACTTTTATCGGCTCTGGTTGTTCTGAATCTTCAGCGGTATCTACATTTTGCGGTAAGCCCGTGTATGTGCCATTTTTTCGGGCAAAATATTCTTCTTTTGTGATTTCAGTGGCGCCAGCAGCCAGTGCCTTATCCAGACCAGAAAGTTTGTTTGCGCGACCGCATTTTTCTCCGTCCTTATCTGCGAAGAGGAAATAGAACGGCCCCTCACGCTCTACAGATGGTTCAGCTTCCGGCGCGGTTTCATTTTTTGGGATATCAGATACCTCAGTTTCCACTGCATCAGTTTGTGTTTCTGATGACTGGAGAACATCAACAGTGCCCAGGTCTGTTTCTTCATTCTCAAACACGCCCTTTGTCGTCAGGTATTCGCAGATATATTTGTTCAGTGCTATGGGATCTTTGTGAATGTCGATCGGACGCTCACGGACAAGGCCAAAAATAGTTTGGCGGTCGTAGCGAAGGGCATCAGGCTGTTTGCGCATTGATGCCGAGATACGCTTCCAGTCTTCGCGGTCGTTGTCGATAACTTCATTTTTTGCCCAGCGATGGATGCTGCCGTCAATGTTTCCGGCATCCACATCACCAGGCCAGAGAGCGTAGGCCAGTTCGTCATCCAGTGTTTTCCATGTCTGCTTGTATTCGCGATGAATGGCAGCAATGACCGGGCTGATTTTTCCTGTTGAATTTTCAGTGTACTGTTGATTGGCTCTGGCGCGGGCGAGATCAACAACAGACGTGTATTTTCCGGTTTCCTTGCGTTCACCTTCGCGACGTTTTTTCCAGATGCGCATCTCTGCCTGAATTTCGGGCCATTTAGCACCAGGAATACATTTATGCTTAACCCACCCAATGGCGTGCAACTTAAGCTCCGGATACATGGCGTTAACTTCTGGCATTTTCATCAACGCTTCAACGATATGTCCGTCGAATGTTGCCATGTCTTCCTGCAACAATTCCTGTGCGCTAATAACCATATCAACGGTGATGTTTTCACATGTGTCGAACTTAACCATGACAGCGTTCTGTACTTCAGGGGCCAGCTTGTCAAAAGTGACGTTCATCGGATCGGATTCAGTCTCAACCGGGACAAAGGAAGCAGACTCCTCATCCCAGCGGTTTTCCTGCATATATTCAGCATCCCAGGAATCGAGGGCAGGGCGGGGTATGCCGGGTTTATCCTCACAGACAATAAATTTATAAGCGCAGTCCTGAGCTGCAGGGAATTGCTCCAGAAATTGCCAATGAAATTTTGCGCGTGCGCGACGCTCATCACCAGCTTCAATGGCAGTGGCCACCGCAACAGCGCTATCTTCTTTTATGGCCTGTTCATCAGGAATAGCAGCGCAAATAAAGACCTTACTCATTTTGTTTTAACCTCATTACAGATTTCAGGGTGAACGAATCCCTGCCATTGCTGGCATTTTTAATCCGTTGGTATGGTGTTAATATGGCTGGAGGGTTATCCAGCCGGTGTTTCGTTATTCAGGTACAGCGATACTTTTTTTAGCGGGAGGCATTCACCAGAAATTTTTTGCTCGTCTCTTGCCTGGAGGCAGGATTCTTTACTTGCATAAATTCCGGTAATCACATTCTGTGATTCACCCGTTATAAGAAAAACCGTCATCATCAGTGCAAATGCTGAAGTCATTAACGTTCTCCGAAAATACCAAGTTCAAGAAGAGCAATTCGGGAAAGTATGGAATTATCATTGAGCAGATAAGGCTCATATTTCCTCATATTAATGGCATCTTCAGTAAACTCCCGGTTACTGAGCAGAACACCAATATCAAAACAACCTTCAGACGTATTAACGTTTGGTAATAACGTTTCCATTATCGCGTCCTCAACAATGAATTTTGTGATGCAGTGCCTGGTGCCTCCAGGTGACGTTAACCAGTTAACAATTAACGCCGGGTTAGTTGATGCTCGTTACGCCCGTAAAATACCGCCTTACTGCTTTAACTGTTCCGCGTGCGCATAGCCGCATTCACCGCATCACAAAATTCACTTTAAAAAGGGCGGCAGAGCAGTCACGGAGTAAAACTGATACCGCCAAATGTCACCAGAAAATTGATAACAGAGGGCGTTGTAGCGGGGTTGTCACTTAAGCGTATGGTCAACCTGACAACCCGGTGCATTTTCTGGAGCAATGGAGGAAACCCCAGCCATACTTACCGCCGCGCCATTTCGCGGAGTGCCACAACCGGAAGCGCACGGTCGAACTAAATTTAACGACACCGTACAGAGAGACCAATTTCGCCGTGCGCTTTCGCGTTATGCCCTGACTTTTCAGGGACATATCCTTTCAGTAAGCTGTCAGTGCCGGATGCTCACCCGTGTCCGGCGCACGCACTCCACCTGACCCGTGGAGAACTCCTTAATTACCAACCCTCAGGAGGGTGAAATGGATAAAAAGCAAATTGAGGCCCTGCAATCTATTATTGAAGAACAAGATGAAGCTATCAGGATTCTTTCATATCGCACTGATATGATACTAAATATGCTTTCTGCATTAACGGCTGCGCTTGGTGGTACAAAAACAAACGTATACCGCGAAGTTGTTATTCAACAGATAGATAAATTTGAAAAAACCATACCAGGTATTAATGCTCATCTTGCAGAACAAGAGAAAGACCATGCTCTTATGGCAATTTCTTCAGTAGCTCTCCCGAAAGTTGAGTAGTTTTAATTGTTGTTTTGAAATAATCACTGCTTTCACATTTGAGTGATTTCATGGCAATCCAAATGCGGGCCTCTGTGCCTGCATTTGGTTCCAGTTGCTGTAGACGTTTTGCGTCTTCCAAAAGTAAGGCGATAATGTGTTTCAGCTTCTCATCATTTGCTTGATTCTTGTTTTCAGGCGAATTCTGTCCGCCGAATAGGCGCTTCTCTTCATACAGACCTATAAAGGCACGACGCACGTTACCGGATATAGTATCGATGGTTTCCTTTTCTACGGTACTCAGGTCAAGAGTCGCCAGTTGAGAGCGAACCACATTCGATGCCATTTCCTGGAATGGTACTGGTAAATCTTTAAATTCCATCGTCAACCTCATCAGTCAGTGTTTCTGGTTAACCAGCGACGCGCGCCAGCTTCAGTTTTAAACGTTTTGCTTCTGGTATACGTCATCGCGGTGAACGTACCGTCCTGGTTGGGGAACACGCCACATACCAGAGATTCGCTGTTGCCAAGATCGATAGTATCCATGCTGACCTCATTTCCCCTTAACGCCGGGGTAGCGGAACAAAAACCTGCTGCATAGTTATTAAAGTTGAACCCTGCCGTCATGTTCTTACGCCTCGGGCTGGCTACTTAACCCCTGACCACTGCCTGGTAACTCGAAGTATTGCCCTGCATTCTGTGGGGCGGGGTGGGTTGGTATGAAAAGAAGGATACCCATAGGTATTTAAAAAGTAAATACCCATGGGTAAATGTTTGCGGTGTCTTAACTGGTGACTAGTTGTTTGGTGAGCTATGATGCGTTTTGTGCTTTCTTTTTACGGATTTCTTCGTAGATCATATTGTAATACTGTTTTTTCTCTTCAAGAGTTTTTAATAATTTATCCGCTTCACTTTCTGGCAGTTCGTCTAAGAGATCTAAAAAAATACGTTGTCGTGGCGTTAGAACCCTTGTTTCATAACTGGAGGCTGTGTTCGTTGATGATGAAACGATACCATCCATCCATCCCCGGGGTAACCCAAAGGACTCTTCGATAATCTCCACCATATCATCAGCGATCCGTTTTTTTCCCTTTTTCCCCTCTGGGTACAACATTCTTGATACATAAGAAGGCTCGCGCCCGATCTTTCTGGCCACGTTAACCGCTTTACCATCGCATTTCTCATCACGAATTTTGATGAGTTGCTGTCGTCTAAATTCATATTTGTCCATAGGTAAATAATAGATGCGATTACCGCAAGGTAAACAACCTGTGGGTATTGACTTTTGTTTACCTGTGGGTATTCTTTGCTGTGTTTACTAAGGAGTAGCTATGGAAGAATTAAGAATATTTCTCAATTCTCTTTCGTCAGATGAACAGCGTATGTTTGCATGCGAGTGTGGTACCAGCATCGGTTATCTAAGAAAGGCATTGAGTAAAGGTCAAGTGTTAGGGGCATCGTTATGTGTCCTTATTGAGCGAGCCAGTAATGGTGAAGTTACACGTCAGCAACTAAGGCCTTTTGATTGGATGAATATTTGGCCCGAGCTGGAAGATACCAAAACGTTAACACAACCACTTTCTAGGAGCTTGATTCATGAAAATCAAGCATGAACACATCCGCATGGCGATGAATGCCTGGGCGCGTCCTGATGGCGAAAAAGTTCCAGCAGCTGGAATAACCCAGGCTTATTTTGAGTTGGGTATGACGTTCCCGGAACTGTATGACGACAGCCATCCGGAAGCCCTGGCTCGCAATACCCAGAAAATTTTCCGCTGGGTAGAGAAAGACACCCCTGATGCTGTTAAAAAAATGCAGGCTCTGTTACCGGCGATCGAAAAGGCGATGCCGCCTTTGCTGGTGGCCCGTATGCGCAGCCACAGTTCTGAATATTACCGTGAGATCGTCGAACGGAGGGATCGGCTGGTGAAGGATGTCGATGATTTTGTTGCGTCAGCGGTTGTTTTGTATGACCAGATGAATCGCGGCGGCCCGGCAGGGAATGCTGTGGTGATGCACTAAAAGCACGGTGTTCGGGGGTTTTATGAGCAGCAAGCTTCATGGTCTTGTCTGGGAAGGGTGCGCCTTCACCGGCATGATCTTATCCAGGGTGGCGGTTATGGCCCGTCTTGCAGACTACAGCAATGACGAGGGCGTGTCATGGCCTGCCATTGAAACTATCCGGCGTCAGATCGGTGCAAGAAGTGAATCCACAGTGAAATCGGCTATTGCAGAACTGGCGAAAGAGGGCTGGCTGACGAAGGAAGAGCGTAAGATCGGTGGGCGTAATGTAAGCAATATCTATCGGCTTAATGTGGAAAAACTCGAAGCAGCTGCGGCGGCGGCGCGTGAGTCATATAAACCGAAAAGAAAAATTAGCCCGGCAAAAAATGACCCGTTAACAGTTGACCCGTCAAATATTGACCCCTCAACGGTTGACCCGTCAAATTTTGATGGATCAACTGTTGATAAAAAACTGCCGATTAGGGGGGCGATGATTGACCCCGATCCGTCAGTATTAAAACCTGATCCGTCAGATAAAAGATCTTCTTGTCCGGACGCTTCGCAACCGGACCCGCAGACGGCTGAACAGGATTTTTTAACCCGACACCCTGACGCGGTTGTGTTCAGTGCGAAAAAACGCCAGTGGGGAAGTCAGGAAGATTTGGTGTGCGCACAGTGGATCTGGGGACGAATCGTGAGTCTTTACGAGCAGGCGGCCAGCTATGATGGCGAGATCACTAGACCGAAAGAACCCAACTGGACAGCATGGGCCAATGACGTTCGCACAATGCGGATGCTGGATGGCAGAACTCACAGACAAATTTGTGAAATGTTTGGGCGTCTCCAGCGGGATTCGTTCTGGGTAAAAAACATCATGAGTCCGGCAAAACTCCGGGAAAAATGGGATGAACTGGTTATCCGCCTGGGGCGTTCGCCTGCGCAGCGTTGCGTGAATCACATTTCTGAACCGGACACTGAAATACCGCCGGGATTCAGGGGGTGACGTGTCATGAAAAACATTGCGGCAGTTGGGGTTCTTGAACGTATTCGCAGACTTGCACCACAGGGGTCGGTTCCACCGTACCGGACGGTGGAGGAGTGGCGGGAATGGCAACTTGCTGAAGGACGAAAACGCAGCGAGGAGATTAACCGCCAGAATCGCCAGTTGCGGGTGGAAAAAATCCTGAATCGTTCGGGCATCCAGCCTCTGCACAGCAAATGCTCGTTTGCAAATTATCAGGTGCAGAACGACGGGCAAAAATACGCGCTGAGCCAGGCCAAATCCATAGCTGACGAACTGATGACCGGGTGCACGAATTTTGTGTTCAGCGGTAAAACCGGCACCGGGAAAAATCACCTTGCAGCGGCGATGGGCAACCGGCTGATGGTGAAGGGGCGCAGCGTGATTATCGTCACCGTGTCTGACGTCATGAGCGTGTTGCATGACAGCTACGACAACGGCAAATCCGGGGAAAAATTTTTACAGGAGCTTTGCGGGGTTGATTTGCTGGTCCTGGATGAAATAGGCGTTCAGCGGGAGACGAAAAACGAGCAGGTGGTATTGCACCAGATAATTGATCGCCGGACAGCATCACTGTGCAGTGTCGGGATGTTAACAAACCTGAATCATGCCGCAATGAGTACGCTTCTTGGTGAGAGGATTATGGACCGCATGACCATGAACGGTGGTCGATGGGTGACGTTTAACTGGGATAGCTGGCGTCCAAATGTCAGCAATATGAGGGTTGTGAAGTAATTTTGTCCGGAGGAAATTTTAATGGAAACCGTATCTGACGCACTGAAAGCACTGAAAAAAGCCTCTTCACATGTGGTGGCAGCTCGCCTTGGAATCAGTCGTGAAGAGGCTGTCAACGAGCTGTGGGAACTCAAAAGAAAAGGCGTCGTTGATAAAACTGGTCACACCTGGTTTCTGGCTGGCGAAGGTGAATCCCGGGTAACCGAAGAGCGGCCAGTAAAATCTGAAGCACAGGATATGCTGACCGGGGAGGTCGAACAAAAAGTTACCGCAGACATGATGATTGAGTTTATCGGTCAGGATGGGGCTAAAACGTGTGAGGAACTGGCGGGTAAGTTCGGTGTCAGTACTCGCAAGGTTGCTTCCACGCTGGCGGTGGTAACCGCAACGGGGCGGCTGGCACGCGTTAATCAGAACGGTAAATTTCGTTACTGCATGCCGGGCGATAATTTACCAGCAGAGCCGAAAGCCGCGCTGGTAACGGAAAGTGATGGTAAGGCCTTTCCTCAGCCAGCAGGTGCTGCGTTACCAGTCCGGGAAGCCGCAACACAGGAAGAAATTAAAACAGAAACTGTGGCGGACATTGTGCAGCCGTTGCCATCGTTTACCGAAACGCAAGCAGATGAGCTGATTTTTCCGTCCCTTCGCAGGGCAAACCTGGCGCTGCGCAGGGCGAAAAGTGATGTTCAGAAGTGGGAGCGAGTCTGCGCCGCGCTGCGGGAGCTGAACAAGCACCGGGATATTGTTCGACAGATTACTGATTCTTCCCGCCGTGTTGTATCGGAAAAGTGATTGCCGGAGGCGCTTATGGCAAAAGTATTTACACAAGAAGAGCGGGAAAAAATTAAAGGGCAGGTTGTTGAACTTGTACGTCTGAGCGGTCGCGAGACGTTGCGGCAACTGGAAGCCAGGACAGGTGCGACAAGATATCTGATGAGTGTTCTCGCCAGAGAGCTGGTTGCCAGTGGCGATGTATACAACTCTGGTTACGGGTTATTCCCGTCTGAACAGGCGCGTAAGGACTGGCAAAATGCTCGCAAAAAACTCTCAAGGGCAAAGGTGAAGAAACCTGCAGTGGTTGATCCGGACCTTATCTGGTCGTTACCAGACGGCGAAATACGCCGCTACGACAGGCGCCTGAATATAATCTGTCGCGAGTGCCGGAAGAGCGAAGCTATGCAGCGTGTACTGGCATTTTATCAAGGAAATGTTAGGTATTTTAGACGTTACTAGATTAAAGAGCATTAGTTCAGATGTGAATTGACATTTTCATGGCGCAGGGTAGAGCCAGCGTGGTTGTCCGCTTTGCGTCAAAACCAGATATTACCAGATTTAGACATATATTCCCGATAGACCTGCTCTGATGCTACACTCTGTGCTATTTTCATGACCCCAATAAAAATATTTATGACTATTGCTGATTTCAAACGGCCTAAATTGGAGCTCCCAAACGGGGCAAACAAACTACTACTGCACTCTTGCTGTGCTCCATGTTCCGGTGAAGTGATGGAGGCGCTTCAGGCCTCGGGAATCGACTACACCATCTTTTTCTACAACCCGAACATTCATCCTCAGAAAGAGTATTTAATTCGTAAGGATGAAAATATTCGCTTTGCTGAACAACACGGCGTGCCGTTTATCGATGCTGATTACGACACCGACAACTGGTTTGAACGTGCCAAAGGAATGGAATGGGAGCCTGAGAGGGGGATCCGTTGTACCATGTGTTTTGACATGCGTTTTGAGCGGACAGCGTTGTACGCTGCTGAAAATGGTTTCAGTGTGATCAGCAGTTCACTGGGCATTTCACGCTGGAAAAATATGCAGCAGGTTAACGAGTGTGGGCGGCGAGCTGTTGCGCATTATCCGGGTATGGTGTACTGGGATTATAACTGGCGCAAGCAGGGCGGCTCGTCCCGTATGATTGAAATCAGCAAGCGCGAAAAATTCTATCAGCAGGAATATTGTGGCTGTGTGTATTCTCTGCGCGATACCAATCTACACCGCAAATCTCAGGGACGCCCTCTTATCAAAATTGGCCAACTCCACTACGGAAAAGAAGAGAAGGAGTGATTTTATGGATCACCTTTCTGATTGATTTCATATTGGCGAGGTGACGTGAGTTAAGTAGAATGGCTGCGGGTGCTTGAGGCTATCTGTCTCAGGCATGAACACTGAAAGGCAGATAGAGAAAAGCCCCAGTTAACATTTCGCGTCCTGCAAGACGCTTAACATTAATCTGAGGCCCAATCTATGTCTCACAAATGTAGGTTAGCCTCTTACGTGCCGAAAGGCAAGGGGAAGCAGGCTATGAAGCAGCAAAAGGCGATGTTAATCGCCCTGATCGTCATCTGTTTAACCGTCATAGTGACGGCACTGGTAACGAGGAAAGACCTCTGCGAGGTACGACTCCGAACCGGCCAGACGGAGGTCGCTGTCTTCACAGCTTACGAACCTGAGGAGTAAGAGACCTGGCGGGGGAGAAATCCCTCGCCACCTCTGATGTGTCAGGCATCCTCAACGCACCCGCACTTAACCCGCTTCGGCGGGTTTTGTTTTTTTCTGGCATTCTGGTTTACAATTCGCACGTCAGCCTGAACACCTGACACCTGCTGCGCCAGCAGAGAAAACAGATGGCGCACAAAACCAAATTTCACAATTCTGATACCGACCTTGCCATCCGGCATGGGCGGCGTTCACACGCATTTAAAACCGACTGGTACCAACACCCACCATGTACTGAAGAACAGGCCGAATGGCTAATTCATAACTACCGCAGACGCGGATACGAGATTAAGAAAGCCCTCAGCCTCGATTATCGTCACTGGATAATCTCCGTCAGGCTTCCTTACTCTGAACGCCCACCGCGTCCGTCCCGCACATTCCAGCAACGCATCTGGAGGTAACGTGCGGGTATTACTTCGACCTGTTCTGGTACCGGAACTCGGGCTGGTGATCGTTAAGCCGGGCCGTGAATCCATGCCGGTATTCCACAATACCCGGGTACTGGTGGAGCCGGAACCGAAAAGCATGCGTAATCTGCCGTCCGGGGTCGTTCCTGCCGTTCGCCAGCCGCTGGCGGAGGATAAATCATTACTGCCATTTTTCAGCGACGAACGAGTGATTCGTGCTGCTGGTGGCGCTGGCGCATTGTCTGACTGGTTACTGCGCCATGTTAAATCCTGCCAGTGGCCACACGGCGATTATCACCACAGTGAAACCGTCATTCACCGTTATGGTACCGGCGCAATGGTGTTGTGCTGGCACTGCGACAACCAGCTGCGCGACCAGACCTCCGAATCACTCGGGCAACTTGCTCACCAAAACCTGTCTGCATGGATGATTGACGTCATACGCCATGCAATGAATGGCTCGCAGGAACGGGAATTATCGCTGGCTGAATTATCCTGGTGGGCGGTCCGCAATCAGGTGGCGGACGCGCTACCGGAAGCGGTATTACGTCGTTCGCTGGGGTTGCGTGCGGAAAAAATCCGCTCAATGTACCGTGAAAGCGACATCGTACCGGGAGAGCAGACCGCCACCAGCATACTGAAGCAGCGCACAAAAAATCTTGCGCCGCTGCCTCACGCCCACCAGCAAAACCCGCCACAGGAAAAGACGGTGGTCAGCATTGCCGTTGATCCGGAGTCACCGGCTCAGTATCTCCAGCGCCAGAAATCACAACGGGAAGAGATGCCTGTATACACGCGTTGGGTAAAAACGCAGAAATGCATGACGTGTGGCAATCAGGCAGATGATCCGCATCACATCATTGGTCATGGACTGGGAGGGATGGGAACAAAGGCTGATGATTTGTTTGTTATTCCGCTGTGCCGTAAATGCCATAGCGAACTACACGCCGGGGTAAAAGATTTTGAAGAAAAACACGGCAGCCAGCTGTTGTTGCTGATTCGTTTTTTAATGCACGCGAGAAATTCGGGTGTTCTGAAGTGGAAAGCATAAATGACTGAACGCATAGAATTTGTTTTGCCTTACCCGCCAACGGTGAACACTTACTGGCGACGTCGTGGCAGCACATATTTTGTATCAAAAGTCGGTGAGCGTTATCGCCGTGATGTGGCGCTTATTGTTCGCCAGCAGCAACTGAAATTAAACCTGTCCGGAAGGCCGGCAATAGAAATTATTGCAGAGCCACCGGATAAGCGCCGTCGTGACCTGGACAATATCCTGAAGGCACCACTGGATGTACTGACGCATGCGGGGCTGCTCATAGACGACGAGCAGTTTGATGAAATTAATATTGTGCGCGGTCAGCTTGTTCCTGGTGGGCGGTTGGGGATAAAAATCACAGAACTGGAGTACGCATGAATAACCAGTATTTACAGTTTGTTCGTGAGCAACTCATGATTGCCACCGCCGATTTGAGTGGATCAACAAAAGGGCAGCTTGAGGCCTGGCAGGAGAATGCCATGTTTGATACAGGGCGTTACAGGCGTAAAAAAATCCGGTACCGCGATGAAGTGACTGGAAAAATGATAACGCGGGATAATCCACCAATCCCGGGAAAGCAATCGCTGGCGAAGGGGGTGTCAATTCCTCTCGTCAGTCCGGTTGAGTTTTCGACATCATCGTGGCGGCGGGCTGTTCTGTCTCTTGAAGAACATCATAAAGCCTGGTTGTTGTGGTGTTACAGCGGGAGTATTTGTTGGGAATATCAGATCGCGATAACGCAGTGGGTGTGGAATGAATTTAAAACCCGGTACGGCACCAGAAAAATTGCAGGGAAAACGCAGGAGCGCGTGAAGAAGTTGATCTGGCTGGCGGCACAGGATGTCAGAGGATGGATTACCGGGTGTGAGGTCTACCAGAGACAGGAGCTTGCCAGACTGTGTGGAGTTAAGCCTGATAACTGGAGCCATAATTATGCGAACTACTGGCGTGAGATGTGCGATATTTTTAAGAGTCTCGATAGAGAATCTGTGATTTGCACCGTGAAAATAAGAGCGCAACAAAAAGCGACTTTTTCACGACGAGATATTGCAAAAGTCAATTAAATAGCGTACGTTTCGTATAAATCTGATATTTTGCCGATTTTGTACGCGATGGCAAAGTAAGAAAAAAAACTGCCGTCAGGCGGTTTTTTTTTATGCCCAAAATCGCGTCAGTACAGTAAACACGCTGGTGGTTGCGAATACGGGTCTTTCAGCTTGCTGGCTTTTTCGACAAGAGTTATTGGTATGTCACGTTAACCGGAAAAAGGAAAAAGACATGCTAAAACAGCAGGATATGACAGAAACCGCCAGAGTGGTGTTTAATGAATTAAGCGTTACCGAACCGGCGACAGTCGGGGAGATAGCGCAGAATACTTACCTTTCACGCGAACGCTGCCAGTTAATACTGACCCAGCTGGTTATGGCGGGTCTGGCAGACTATCAGTTCGGTTGTTACAGACGCCTTCAGTCCTGAAGGCTTTTTTATTTGTGGTAAATGGGCGGCTGGTGGGTGTTAGGGGCACCCACCAGCCATCTGCTCATGCGTTGGGTTCACAAGCAAACCTCAGGCCCACTGCTTTGCGCAAAAGCAGAATGAGCCTATCAGAGACAGGCTTAATGATCCATGCTTAATACTGTAAAAATATCCAGTTGTGAGTTAATCAACGCCGACTGCCTGGAATTTATCCGGTCGTTACCCGAAAATTCTGTTGACCTGATAGTCACGGACCCGCCGTACTTTAAAGTGAAGCCTGAGGGCTGGGATAACCAGTGGAAGGGCGACGATGATTACCTGAAGTGGCTGGACCAGTGTCTGGCGCAGTTCTGGCGGGTGCTGAAACCTGTCGGAAGTCTTTACCTGTTCTGTGGTCATCGCCTGGCATCTGATATCGAAATCATGATGCGTGAACGCTTCAGTGTGCTGAACCATATTATCTGGGCGAAGCCGTCCGGACGCTGGAACGGATGCAACAAGGAAAGCCTGCGGGCGTATTTCCCCGCCACAGAGCGCATTCTGTTCGCGGAACATTATCAGGGGCCGTATCGTCCGAAAGATGCCGGGTATGCGGCGAAGGGCAGTGCACTGAAACAGCATGTGATGGCCCCGCTGATTTCTTACTTTCGTGATGCGCGCGCTGCCCTGGGGATAACGGCAAAACAGATTGCAGATGCCACAGGAAAGAAAAACATGGTGTCGCACTGGTTCAGTGCCAGTCAGTGGCAGCTACCGAACGAAAGCGATTATCTGAAATTACAGTCGCTGTTTGCCCGGGTGGCAGAAGAGAAACATCAGCGCGGTGAACTGGAAAAGCCCCACCACCAGCTGGTGGATACGTATACGTCACTGAACCGGCAGTATGTGGAGCTGCAGAGTGAATATAAGCATCTGCGGCGGTATTTTGGTGTGACGGCGCAGGTGCCGTACACGGATGTGTGGACACATAAACCGGTGCAGTTCTATCCCGGGAAACATCCGTGCGAAAAACCGGCAGAAATGCTGCAGCAGATAATCAGCGCAAGCAGTCGTCCGGGTGACCTGGTTGCAGATTTTTTTATGGGCTCAGGTTCAACGGTAAAAGCGGCACTGGCGCTTGGGCGTCGTGCGATTGGCGTTGAACTGGAGACCGGACGTTTTGAGCAGACAGTCAGGGAAGTTCAGGATTTAATCGTTTGAAACGGATGAGATTGCAGAATTAATTACGCACCATTATTATTCTGCTCCCGGCCCTTTAGCTCAGTGGTGAGAGCGAGCGACTCATAATCGCCAGGTCGCTGGTTCAAATCCAGCAAGGGCCACCATCACATACCGCCATTAGCTCATCAGGAAAGAGCGCCAGCTTTCGAAGCTGGTTGCGCGGAGTTCGGGTCCCCGAAGGCGGTCCATTATCTGTATCCTGCGTTGTTAGCTCAGCCGGACAGAGCAATTGCCTTCTAAGCAATCGGTCACTGGTTCGAATCCAGTACAACGCGCCACACTTATTTTCCCTGGCTCGCTTTTGCGGGCTTTTTTTAAATGTCTCACAATTCAGGCGGTTGACTGTTGTCTGGTTTGCGGGGAGTTTGTTAAAAGAAACTGGCATGGTGAATCCCCCTGTGCGGAGGGGCAATCAGCGAGTAGGTATATGGGATAATCGCGGATTCAGGTGCTGGTACTGAATTCACCGGGAGGCACCCGGCACCATGCAATGGCACATAGCGCCACTCTCCAGCCCCTCTCCGGAGGGGCTTTTCTGTGCCGGATACATCACAGTTTCTGGAACCTTAGGTACTACAGTATCAGTCAGGGTGCTATATTTTCAGATGTGATGAAAGCCTGTCAGCAGGCAGGGCGTATCGGAAATGACCCAGTAGAGAAAACGTTGACTCAGATACCGGTGCTGAGTTACCGGGAAACCGGCATCACATGACCGCTATCCTTCCAGGCCCATCCGCTCCGGTGGGCCTTTTTACTGCAGAAAACAGGTTCCCCGTTAAATGCTATGTTGCTCACAATTCAGTAAGTTGACAGTTGCCTGTCAGACTGGGCATTTGTTAAAAAAATTTCGCATGGTGAATCCCCCTGAGCGGAGGGGCGACTGGTGACGGTATAATCTCTGATTATCAAAACGAGAATGACGCGGGTTTAGTGGCACCGGGCTGAACTCACCGGGAGGCACCCGGCACCATGTGCATGATGATACAGATACGCGGCTTTAGCCCCTCTCCGGAGGGGCTTTCTTATGGACAAAAAAAGCCCGCGCTGGGAGACGCGGGCGGCAAGGAATAAACAATAAAACGTGAAGTAATATTTCAGCTGGCGAATAATACCCCATAGTAATCACTCTGCGCAACTGCGCGGTCTTTTTCGAATTGCGGGCTGTAGTCTCCCTTCTGCCATTGTCCTGTAACTTCCGGACTTCAGCCTGCTCCTTATCTGACTCACAACATTATCCCGCCCGGGAGGATTCATGGCATTTAAACACTATGACGTGGTCAGGGCGGCATCGCCGTCAGACCTTGCGAAACGACTGACACAAAAACTGAAGGAGGGCTGGCAGCCGTTTGGTAGTCCGGTGGCCATAACCCCTTATACCCTGATGCAGGCGATTGCAGCAGAAGGTGATGTGGTCGTCAGTGGTGCAACTGAGCCGGAGTGGTACTACGTCATCGTACTGGCCGGGCAGTCCAATGCCATGGCTTACGGTGAAGGGCTTCCGCTTCCGGATTCATACGATGCGCCCCATCCGCGCATTAAGCAACTGGCCCGTCGTAACACAGTGACTCCCGGTGGTGAAGTATGCGTATTTAACGACATCATTCCTGCTGACCATTGTCTGCATGATGTTCAGGATATGAGTACGATTAACCATCCCCGGGCTGACCTGAGCAAAGGGCAGTACGGCTGTGTCGGACAGGGCTTACATATTGCCAAAAAACTGCTTCCGTATATCCCTAATAATGCGGGGATCCTGCTGGTACCATGCTGTCGTGGTGGTTCGGCATTCACCCAGGGCACGGAGGGGACATTCAGCGAGTCCACGGGAGCCAGTCAGGATTCGGCTCGCTGGGGAGTGGGTAAGCCGTTATATCAGGATCTGCTTTTCCGCACGAAGGCAGCATTGCAGAAAAACCCGAAAAACGTTTTGCTGGCGATATGCTGGATGCAGGGGGAATTCGATATGACGAATGCCAGTTACGCCCAGCAGCCAGCAGCATTTCTTGCAATGGTACAGCAGTTCCGTGCTGACCTTGCCGGGCTGGCGGCGCAGTGTCACGGTGGAAGTCCGGCATCAGTCCCCTGGATTTGTGGCGACACGACATACGCGTGGAAACAAGAACACGGTACGCAATATGAAGTGGTATATGGTGCATATAAAGGTAAAGAATCCCAGCAGATTTATTTTGTTCCCTTTATGACCGATGGTAGCGGAGTTAATACACCGACAAACAACCCGTCAGAAGATCCTGATATTGCCGGGTCTGGTTATTACGGTTCGGCATCCCGAACGAACAAAAACTGGGTATCATCAAATCGCCCGACGCATTTCAGCTCATGGGCGCGTCGTGGCATTATTCCCGATCGTATGGCAACTGCTATTCTGAACGTAGCCGGTCGCACCTTAGCCTTCATTAGTGGTAAGGCACCGGAAATCAAACCCTCGCCCGGCGGCGACACGCCATCGGGGCCGTCTGAAGATGCATCCATACGCACAATCTCCCTGTTGCCGACAGCCGGAGACGCTGCTGCGCAGGGCTGGAGCATTAAGAATGGCGGAATTCAGTTGTCAGATGGTGTATTTAAGATCACCAAGCAGAGCAATAAAGCCTGGTCCCTGACGCGCCCGGTGGATGACGCAGTCTCCCTGCTGACACGGGGTGGCAGACTGAGCTGTAAGTTTCGACTGTCAGGCGCACTGACCAACAACCAGTTCGGTCTGGGAATTTATCTGTATACCGATGTAGCGTTACCTGACGTCGTGGCGATGACCGGGACTGGTAACCCGTTCCTGATGTCGTTCTTCACCCAGACCACAGACGGCAAACTGAATCTGATGCATCACAAGAAAGCAGGAAACACAAAGTTGGGCGAGTTCGGGAATTACAGTAACGACTGGCAGACGCTGGAGCTGGTGTTCACCGCCGGCAGTGCCACGGTTACTCCGAAACTGAATGGAGTGGCTGGCCCGGCATTCCAGGTCATAAAAGACAGTCTGACACTGGGGCTGAATGCGCTGACGCTGACGGATATTACCAAAAATGCAGCGTATGGCGTTGAGATAGAAAGTCTGGTGCTGGAGATAAATGCACCGGCATCATCATAAAAAGTGAGCCAGCCAAATGGAAGGTATCGTTAAACTCACCGGTAGTGTCAGTGGGTCGTCTGAGATGCCTGCATGAGTTATCAGAGCCATCAGTACTTAACTGGTGGCTTTTTTTATTGTTGTCAGCTTCCGGATAACGGGAGACGGGGTATGTACCAGATGGAAAAAATCACAACAGGTGTGTCATACACCACGTCAGCGGTGGGAACGGGCTACTGGTTCCTGCAGTTGCTGGACAGGGTTTCCCCGTCTCAGTGGGCGGCAATAGGCGTGCTGGGGAGTCTGCTGTTTGGGCTGCTGACATATCTGACTAACCTGTATTTCAAAATCAGAGAGGACCGTCGTAAGGCGGCGCGGGGAGAGTAAAGCGATGAAGAAAAAATACGAACTGGTTGTTAAAGGGATAAATAATTACCCGGATAAGATTACTGTTACTGTGGCACTGGAAGTTGGTGGGTATCCGTCACTGTTGTTGCCAGATGTGGCGATTAGTCTTGACCGTACTGAAGGTGCCACGCTGGAGTTTTACGAAGCTGAGGCGAAAAAGCAGGCGAAGCAGTTTTTCATGGATGTTGCTGCCGGGTTATGTGAAGGGGATGAGCAGTCGCCGGAAAAGCGCCCCGTAATTTTAGAGGCGCAGGATGTGTTGATAACCTACAAAGGAAAGCTACCGGGAAGAATTACTTGTTCTCTGAAGATGCCGCCGTCAACACTGCGGTCAGAAAAAGATGATGTTGAATCACGTATTGAAAAACTGGAGAGCTACGTCGTTGAGCTGAATAAGAAATGGTCGATATTGGTGCCTTCTGACGATGAAAAGCAGTTTGCTGCGTTTGACGATTATTGTCGGAAAGTGATGAGCAGAAATCTCGCAGAGTGTTTCAGTATTCATAATGATAATTTCAGTGAGCTGGAATGGGAGTGTAACCGGCCATCCTTTGTTGTATCCGGTGATGCTGGGAAAATAACCATCTCAGAAAATGGGAAAGTAACACCTCCATCGCACCAGCACAGTGAGGAGCTCATTGAATTTGCCATTGATTACCTGAAGAACAATAAAAAGCAGGGGCTGATGAAGCGCGTTGGCCGTTGCATGGGATATCTTCAGGTAGCCGCTGAGATTGAAGCGCTGGCCAGTGGTGCTGATAAGGATGCAATTGTGCGGGAGGCTCTTCTTCGTGATTTTAATACTCCACCCTTTAAAAAAGTGCCGGCTTACTGGCTTCATCCGGGGCTGACTTATCTTAAAGTGCGTATTTAGTGGGCCAGGGACAGCGGCTGAATATTTAATATATCCATGAACACCAAAATCAAATACGGCCTGTCGGCTGCCGTTCTGGCGCTGATTGCCGCTGGTGCGCCTGCGCCTGACATTCTCGACCAGTTTCTGGATGAAAAGGAAGGTAACCACACCACGGCATACCGTGATGGTGCGGGTATCTGGACCATCTGCCGCGGTGCCATCCTGGTGGATGGCAAACCTGTCGTTCCGGGCATGAAGTTGTCGAAGGAAAAATGCGACCGGGTTAACGCCATTGAGCGTGATAAGGCGCTGGCATGGGTGGAGAAAAACATCAGAGTGCCATTGAGTGAACCCCAGAAAGCGGGGATCGCGTCATTCTGTCCGTACAACATTGGTCCCGGTAAGTGTTTCCCGTCGACGTTTTATAAACGAATTAATGCAGGTGATCGCAGGGGAGCGTGTGAGGCGATTCGCTGGTGGATTAAGGACGGTGGCAGAGACTGCCGTATTCGTTCAAACAACTGCTACGGTCAGGTATCCCGTCGTGACCAGGAGAGCGCGCTGGCGTGCTGGGGTATCGACAGATAAGCAGAATATTTTGCTGAAAAATAAGGTATGGCCACGCGGGCGGATAACACGAAATCCTGCGAACTGGCGAAACGTAAGTGAATAAAAGTAAAAACCCCGTTTGTTGGCACCAAGCGGGGTTTTGTGTTTCCTGACTCCGGAAAAGTCAAAGGAGAAAGTGTGTTTGATTTTAGCAAACTGATTCGGGAGATTCGAGTGATGGCTGAAAAATTATCCACCTGGAAGTTCATTCTTATCTGGCTGGTGTTTGTGATTATGGCCTCCGGTTATTTCATCGGTCAGATACGCTGGTGGTGAAATGAACCGCGTACTGTGCGTGGTCATCATTGCCCTGCTGGTGGCCTGTGGTGCGCTTAGTCTGGGGCTGAATCATTACCGTGATAACGCCATTACCTACAAAGCCCAGCGCGACAAAAATGTCAGAGAACTGAAGCTGGCGAACGCGGCAATTACTGACATGCAGATGCGTCAGCGTGATGTTGCTGCGCTCGATGCAAAATACACGAAGGAGTTAGCTGATGCGAAAGCTGAAAATGAAACTCTTCGCGCTGACGTTGCCGCTGGTCGTAAGCGCCTGCGTATCAACGCCACCTGTCCAGGTCCCGTGCGTGAAGCCACCGGCACCGCCCGCGTGGATAATGCAACCGGCCCCCAACTGGCAGACACCGTTACACGGGATTATTTCACCCTCAGAGAGCGGCTGATGACGATGCAGAAGCAACTGGAAGGGGCGCAGGAATATATCCGTACTCAGTGCCTGAAATAAGTTTTGTTGATGCGCCGTATCGTCGCTGTATTCCCTCATTAACAGAGACCGCAGCCCGACAGGGAGACTCCTCTGCGCGAGTGTGCGGGGATAATCAAAAACGATACACACCGGGGTTTACCGCGTTAACGGAGCGCGGCGTTGTCCCCTCATAGTCGCCTGTCCGGTGCGATGGTGGAAGAAACCGGATGTTTATCACTATTAATTGATGACACAGAAATGGATTCATTGAATTTCAGCACGTTTTTGTATTCGTGTTATTGAACATCTGTTTATTTTACTTTTAACATATTGATAATAAAAAGAGCTGTAAATCTTTAGATGAGTCGATTTTGTCCGGGGAAGTTCAAATGGATTTTATGCTGACGGTTTCTGGTGTGGTTATCCTGTCCATTGCTTATACTGCAGATAAATATGGCTGCCATTTGTTATCACGTATTGGCGCTTATTGTTCGTTGATGCTGATTTTCTCGTCGCTTTTTTTTGAGTAAGTTATATTAATTATAACAAATAATTTTCTGTGTTATTTTTTCAGGCTATCCCGTCAGAGGGGAAGCCTGTACTGCCGGGGAGCGAATGGAAAACTGATGTGTCCGGTAACTGCGTGTTCTGTGAACACCATGTTACTTAATTATGTAATTCATACCCGAACTCTCTGTTGACAGCCTTCTTCTGCAGGCTTCAATAACCCACGCTGAAAAATTTCCTGAACCTTTCAGATCAAGAGCGATGTTAATTTGTTCAATCATCTGGTTTGGAAATCGGATGTTGCGGGTTGTTGTTCTGCGGGTTCTGTTCTTTGATGACATAATGTTTCCCCATATTCAGTGTTGCTGATTTGTATTATCTGAAGTTGCTTTTACGTTAATTTGATGCAGATCAATTAATACGATACCTGCGTCATAATTGATTATTTCTCGTGGTTTGATGGCGTACACACATGTTGTGATAAACCTTATATAGATGATAATCATTATCATTTTCGTGGGTCCTTTCCGGCGATCCGACCGGTTACGGGGCGGCGACCTCGCGGATTTTCACTATTTATGAAAATTTTCCGGGAACCATGTCCGGTTTCTCTTCAAGTTAACTATATGAAAAATAAAAAAAGAGGTCTTCTGTGAACCGGACATGCACAAAAAATAGACACTAAAACCGGACATGACCGGTTTTGTTGTGATTGTGAGGTGAGAGTTTTTTGCGAGGTGAGGAGTGGCTACGCAGACTGAAGTTGCCAGGCATTTAAGTCTGACCGATCGCCAGCTTCGCAGATTGCAGAAATTGCCGGGTGCCCCGATATCGAATAAGCGAGGGCAACTGGATCTGGATGCCTGGCGCGATTTTTACATATCGTATCTGAGAAGAAGTAAAAACGATGTGCCTGATGGCGATAGCGAAGACGACTATGAGGAGAAATTGCTTATTGCCAGATGGGAACTGACAGCAGAACAGGCTGTTACACAGCAGTTAAAAAATGAGGTGTCAAAAGGAAAACTTATTGACACCGGGTTCTGTATTTTTGCCCTCAGCAAGCTGGCAATGGCGTTATCCAGTACGCTTGATTCCATCCCTTTATCCATGCAGCGACAGTTTCCTGATTTAACACCGCGCCATCTTGACCATCTGAAAACCCTTATTGCAAAGGGCGCAAATCAGTGTGCGCGGGCGGGGGATAAATTACCGGATTTACTCGATGAATATATCAGAGCAACAACTGAATAATATGATGAGTGCTGTCACAACAGCATTACAGCCCCTGATAAGGGCATTGCCGGTGACGCCAGTTGAATGGGCTGATCAAAATTATTATCTGCCTAAAGAATCTTCATATGGTGAGGGAGAATGGAAAACGCTGCCGTTCCAGATCGCCATCATGAACAGCATGGGGAATGATCAGATCCGGACTGTTAATCTGATTAAATCTGCCCGTGTTGGCTATACAAAGATGTTGCTGGGAGTCGCCGGGTATTTTATTGAGCATAAATCCCGAAACAGTCTGCTTTTTCAGCCCACGGATTCTGCCGCTGAAGATTTTATGAAGTCTCACGTGGAGGCGACGATTCGCGATGTTCCCTGCCTGAAAAAACTTTCTCCCTGGCTGGGACGTAAACATCGTGATAATACCATCACGCTGAAACGCTTTTCATCGGGTGTGGGCTTCTGGTGCCTGGGCGGCGCTGCCGCCAAAAACTACCGTGAAAAATCCGTGGACGTGGTCTGCTATGACGAACTTTCCTCGTTCGAGCCGGATGTCGAAAAAGAGGGCTCGCCAACCCTGCTGGGGGATAAGCGTATTGAGGGCTCGGTATGGCCAAAATCCATTCGCGGCTCGACGCCTAAAATAAAAGGCTCCTGCCAGATCGAAAAAGCGGCCAACGAGTCGGCGCATTTCATGCGTTTTTATGTGCCCTGCCCGCACTGTGGGGAGGCGCAGTATCTGAAATTTGGCGATGAGTCCACGCCTTTTGGCCTTAAATGGGAGAAGGACAGCCCCGAAAGCGTTTTCTACCTCTGTGAACATCATGGCTGCGTGATCCATCAGTCTGAGCTTGACCAGAGCAACGGGCGGTGGATCTGTGAAAACACGGGGATGTGGACCCGCGACGGTCTGACGTTTTTCAGCGCCGCGGATAATGAAATTCCGCCGCCGCGCTCCATCACATTCCATATCTGGACGGCGTACAGTCCGTTCACCACCTGGGTACAGATTGTCTATGACTGGCTGGATGCACTGAAAGATCCCAACGGCCTGAAAACCTTTGTGAACACCACGCTGGGCGAGACCTGGGAAGAGGCCGTGGGCGAAAAACTCGATCACCAGGTACTGATGGATAAGGTCGTGCATTACACGGCGGCGGTGCCTGCCCGGGTGGTTTATCTGACGGCGGGCATTGACTCGCAGCGAAACCGTTTTGAGATGTATGTCTGGGGATGGGCACCGGGAGAGGAAGCTTTTCTGGTGGATAAAATCATCATTATGGGGCGTCCTGATGAGGAAGAGACGCTGTTACGTGTGGATGCGGCGATCAACAAAAAATACCGCCATGCGGATGGCACCGAAATGACCATTTCCCGTGTCTGCTGGGACACCGGGGGGATCGATGGCGAAATTGTCTATCAGAGGTCAAAAAAACACGGTGTTTTCCGGGTGCTGCCGGTAAAAGGTGCATCTGTTTATGGCAAGCCGGTGATCACCATGCCAAAAACCCGCAATCAGCGGGGCGTGTATCTGTGCGAAGTGGGGACGGACACCGCAAAAGAAATTCTCTATGCCCGTATGAAAGCCGATCCCACGCCTGCGGATGAAGCCACGTCGTATGCCATCCGTTTTCCTGATGATCCGGAGATTTTTTCGCAGACAGAGGCGCAGCAACTGGTGGCGGAAGAGCTTGTGGAGAAGTGGGAAAAAGGAAAGATGCGTCTGCTGTGGGATAACAAAAAGCGGCGTAACGAAGCGCTGGACTGCCTGGTGTATGCCTACGCGGCATTACGTGTGTCCGTGCAACGCTGGCAGCTTGATCTGGCTGTACTGGCAAAATCCCGGGAAGAAGAGACGACCCGGCCAACCCTTAAAGAACTGGCAGCGAAGCTGTCCGGAGGAGTGAATGGTTACAGTCGCTGAACTGCAGGCGCTGCGTCAGGCGCGCCTTGATTTATTAACCGGTAAACGGGTGGTGTCTGTCCAGAAAGATGGTCGCAGAATTGAATATACGGCAGCTTCTCTGGATGAGCTTAACCGGGCGATCAATGATGCGGAGTCGGTACTGGGGACAACCCGCCGTCGCCGTCGTCCGCTGGGAGTGAGGTTATGAAACGAACGCCTGTCCTGATTGATGTGAACGGCGTTCCGCTTCGGGAGAGCCTCAGCTACAACGGTGGCGGTGCAGGATTTGGCGGGCAAATGGCAGAGTGGTTGCCACCCTCGCAGAGTGCCGATGCGGCCCTGCTGCCCGCGTTGCGTCTGGGGAATGCCCGTGCAGATGATCTGGTGCGCAATAACGGAATAGCGGCCAATGCGGTGGCCCTGCATAAGGATCACATTGTCGGGCATATGTTTCTGATCAGCTACCGTCCGAACTGGCGCTGGCTGGGGATGCGGGAGACCGCGGCAAAAAGTTTTGTCGATGAGGTGGAGGCGGCCTGGTCAGAATACGCAGAAGGGATGTTTGGTGAGATCGACGTGGAAGGGAAACGCACGTTTACGGAATTTATCCGTGAAGGTGTGGGCGTTCATGCGTTTAACGGCGAAATCTTTGTGCAGCCGGTCTGGGATACGGAGAGCACGCAACTGTTTCGTACGCGTTTTAAAGCCGTGAGTCCGAAACGGGTGGACACGCCAGGACACGGTATCGGGAACCGTTTTCTGCGGGCCGGTGTGGAGGTTGATCGATATGGCCGTGCCGTTGCGTACCATATCTGTGAGGATGATTTTCCTCGCTCCGGGAGTGGACGATGGGAACGGATCCCGCGTGAACTTCCCACCGGGCGTCCGGCCATGCTGCATATTTTCGAGCCGGTGGAGGACGGGCAGACCCGTGGAGCCAATCAGTTTTACAGCGTTATGGAACGGCTGAAGATGCTGGATTCCCTGCAGGCAACACAGCTTCAGTCGGCCATAGTGAAGGCGATGTATGCAGCGACGATTGAAAGTGACCTTGATACCGAAAAGGCCTTTGAATATATCGCCGGTGCGCCGCAGGGGCAGAAGGATAATCCGCTTATTAATATTCTGGATAAGTTCTCCACCTGGTATGACACGAATAGCGTGGCGCTGGGCGGTGTCAAAATTCCGCACCTTTTCCCCGGTGATGATCTGAAACTTCAGACCGCGCAGGATTCAGACAATGGATTTTCGGCGCTTGAACAGGCGCTGCTGCGGTATATCGCCGCCGGTCTTGGCGTTTCCTACGAACAGTTGTCCCGTGATTACTCGAAGGTCAGTTATTCAAGTGCCCGCGCATCCGCCAATGAGTCGTGGCGCTATTTTATGGGGCGGCGAAAATTTATTGCGTCCCGACTGGCCACGCAGATGTTTTCCTGCTGGCTGGAAGAGGCACTTCTTCGGGGGATTATTCGTCCGCCACGGGCACGTTTTGATTTTTATCAGGCGCGATCAGCCTGGTCACGGGCTGAGTGGATTGGAGCCGGAAGAATGGCCATTGACGGGCTCAAGGAGGTTCAGGAATCAGTGATGCGCATTGAGGCCGGACTGAGCACGTATGAGAAAGAGCTGGCGCTGATGGGCGAGGATTATCAGGACATTTTCCGCCAGCAGGTCAGGGAATCTGCAGAGCGGGAAAAAGCCGGACTCTCACGTCCGGTGTGGATAGCGCAGGCGTATCAGCAGCAGATAGCGGAGAGTCGCAGGCCGGAAGAGGAGACAACACCACGTGAGACGTAATCTTTCACACATTATTGCAGCAGCATTCAATGAACCGCTGCTTCTGGAGCCCGCCTATGCGCGGGTTTTCTTTTGCGCGCTCGGGCGCGAGATGGGGGCAGCAAGTCTTTCGGTACCGCAACAGCAGGTACAGCTTGATGCTCCCGGGATGCTGGCTGAAACGGACGAGTACATGGCCGGAGGTAAACGACCGGCCCGTGTTTACCGGGTGGTGAACGGTATTGCGGTACTGCCGGTGACCGGCACGCTGGTGCACCGGCTGGGGGGGATGCGGCCATTTTCCGGAATGACTGGCTATGACGGCATTGTCGCCTGTCTTCAGCAGGCAATGGCAGATAGCCAGGTGCGGGGCATACTGCTGGACATTGACAGTCCGGGCGGGCAGGCCGCCGGCGCGTTTGACTGCGCTGACATGATTTACCGCCTCCGGCAGCAGAAGCCGGTCTGGGCACTGTGTAATGACACGGCCTGTTCTGCAGCCATGCTGCTGGCGTCGGCCTGCTCCCGACGGCTGGTTACCCAGACATCCCGTATCGGCTCCATTGGCGTGATGATGAGCCATGTCAGCTATGCCGGTCATCTGGCGCAGGCCGGTGTGGATATCACGCTGATTTACTCAGGGGCGCACAAGGTGGATGGCAATCAGTTTGAAGCGTTGCCGGAAGAGATTCGCCAGGACATGCAGCAGCGGATTGATGCGGCGCGCCGGATGTTTGCCGAAAAAGTGGCGATGTATACCGGTCTGTCTGTTGATGCCGTCACGGGAACAGAGGCCGCCGTTTTTGAAGGTCAGTCCGGCATTGAGGCCGGGCTGGCGGATGAATTAATCAATGCGTCGGATGCCATCAGCGTGATGGCTGCGGCGCTGAACACACATGATACAGGAGGCACTATGCCGCAATTAACTGCAACGGAAGCCGCCGTGCAGGAGAACCAGCGAGTGATGGGGATCCTGACGTGTCAGGAAGCGAAAGGACGTGAACACCTTGCCACGATGCTGGCAGGACAACAGGGCATGAGCGTTGAACAGGCCCGGGCGATTCTGACCGCGGCAGCACCACAGCAGCCGGTGGCATCCACGCAGAGTGAAGCCGATCGCATTATGGCGTGTGAAGAGGCTAAAGGTCGTGAACAACTGGCGGCAACGCTGGCGGCGATGCCGGAGATGACGGTGGAAAAAGCCCGCCCGATCCTTGCGGCTGCACCACTGGCGGATGCCGGACCCTCACTCCGTGATCAGATTATGGCTCTGGATGAGGCAAAAGGGGCTGAGGCGCAGGCTGAAAAACTGGCGGCGTTTCCCGGAATGACGGTGGAGGCTGCCCGCGACATTCTGTCCTCATCGCCGGATAAAGCAGAACCGGTCTCTGCATCCACAACCGCCCTGTTTGAACATTTCATGGCGAATCATTCACCGGCAGCGGTGCGGGGTGGCGTGTCACAGACGTCAGCAGACGGTGATGCGGACGTGAAAATGCTCATGGCCATGCCATGAAGTCAGTGCTGACCATCAATATGAGGTTTTTACAATATGGTAACGAAAACCATCACTGAACAGCGTGCGGAAGTACGTATTTTTGCCGGTAATGATCCGGCTCACACCGCCACAGGCAGCAGCGGGATTTCCTCGGCAACACCGGCACTGACACCCCTGATGCTGGATGGGGCCACCGGGAAACTGGTGGTCTGGGACGGACAGAAAGCCGGTAGTGCGGTTGGCATACTGGTACTGCCGCTTGAAGGCACAGAGGCGGTGCTGACGTATTACAAGTCGGGGACCTTTGCGACGGAGGCAATCCGCTGGCCTGAAAGTGTGGATGAACACAAAAAGGCCAACGCCTTTACCGGCAGTGCCCTGAGTCACGCGGCGCTGCCGTAACACGTTATCAGGCCACCGCGTTGGCCTGACTGATTTCTTAATAAAAGGAACTGATTTATGGGATTGTTTACGACCCGCCAGTTACTCGGTTATACCGAACAAAAAGTGAAATTCCGTGCGCTGTTTCTGGAGCTGTTTTTCCGCCGCACGGTGAATTTCCACACCGAAGAGGTGATGCTGGACAAAATTACCGGAAAAACGCCGGTGGCGGCCTATGTCTCCCCGATCGTTGAAGGAAAAGTGCTTCGCCATCGCGGTGGTGAAACCCGCGTGTTACGTCCGGGCTACGTCAAGCCCAAACACGAATTTAATTACCAGCAGGCGGTTGAGCGCCTTCCTGGTGAAGATCCGGCTCAGCTGAACGACCCGGCCTACCGTCGTCTGCGTATCATTACCGATAACCTCAAACAGGAAGAGCACGCCATTGTCCAGGTGGAAGAAATGCAGGCGGTGAATGCCGTGCTGTATGGCAAATACACCATGGAAGGGGATCAGTTTGATACTGTCGAGGTGGATTTCGGGCGCTCTGAAGGAAATAACATTGAGCAGGCTGACGGTAAAAAATGGTCTGAGCAGGACCGTGATACGTTTGATCCGACGCATGATATTGACCTCTACTGCGATCAGGCCAGCGGCCTTGTGAATATCGCCATTATGGACGGTACGGTCTGGCGTCTGCTGAATGGCTTTAAGCTGTTCCGCGAAAAACTGGATACCCGTCGCGGCTCAAATTCACAACTCGAAACGGCAGTGAAAGACCTGGGGGCGGTGGTGTCCTTCAAGGGGTATTACGGCGATCTGGCCATTGTGGTGGCGAAAACGTCTTATGTGGCAGAGGACGGTACCGAAAAACGTTATCTGCCGGAGGGCACACTGGTCCTGGGGAATACGGCAGCAGAGGGCATTCGTTGCTATGGTGCCATTCAGGATGCGCAGGCGTTGTCCGAAGGTGTGGTGGCCTCTTCCCGTTATCCGAAACACTGGCTGACTGTGGGCGATCCGGCCCGTGAATTCACCATGACGCAGTCCGCACCGCTGATGGTGCTGCCGGATCCGGATGAGTTTGTGGTGGTACAGGTGAAATAATCCGTGAGCGGGGGCGAAATGCCCCCGTGTCTTTTTTCACAGGAGGCTGAGATGGCAACAAAAGAAGAAAATCTGAATCGTCTTCGTCAACTGGCTGGCCTGCTGGGGCGCGAGGCGGATATGTCGGGGAGTGCTGCGGATATTGCTCAACGTGTGTCTGAGTGGGAAGAGGAGCTTGCTGTTTCCCCGGAGGGCATTATGCACTCTGATGAGAGCGGGGCTGATCAAAATCACACAGACGATGGTGAGCAGTTGCACAACACTGATGCTACGGATGATGTTAAAGCGGTCCGTGTGCGGAAATGCCTGCATGTGATGGGGTATTGCCCGGAGACAGGCCGTCCCGTTGAACTGACGTACCGGGGCATGCGTGTTATGGTGCCATCACCACTGGCGACAGCCATGATACAGCACGGAACGGCTGAGCATGCGTGATTTTCAGAATGCCTTTGATGCTGCCCTTGCCGGGGTGGACAGCACGATTGTTGAAGTGATGGGGCTCTGTGCGCAGTTCACCTCGGGAGCACAGCGTGGAAGCGAAGTTCAGGGGGTTTTTGACGATCCGGAGTCGCTGGGTTTTGCCGGTGGCGGGGGCCGTATTGAAGGAAGCAGCCCGTCATTATTTGTGCGGACGGATACGGTGCGTGCCGTGCGGCGTGGTGACACGCTGACCATTAACGGCGAGATGTTCTGGGTGGATCGTGTTTCTCCGGATGACGGGGGCAGCTGTTATCTCTGGCTCAACCGTGGGCAACCACCCGCTGTTAACCGGCGACGATAAACGCAGGGTGAAATTATGGCGATAAAAGGGCTTGATCAGGCGATTGATAATCTGAGCCGGGTTCGTAAAAACGCCATTCCGGCGGCTTCAGCAATGACGATTAACCGCGTGGCCACAACGGCGATTAATCAGTCTTCATCACAGGTTGCCCGGGAGACAAAGGTACGCCGGAAACTGGTAAAGGAACGGTCCAGACTGAAACGGGCGACGGTCAGAAATCCGAATGCCAGAATTATCGTTAACCGCGGTGATCTTCCAGTGATTAAGCTGGGGATCAGGATGCTGGGCCGTCGTCCGGACAGCATACTTAAAGCCGGTCAGCATCGGTATCAGCGGGCATTCATTCAGCGATTAAAAAACGGTCGCTGGCATGTCATGCAGCGTGTGGCCGGGAAAAACCGTTACCCTATTGATGTGGTGAAAATCCCGATGGCGGCCCCACTGAAACAGGCGTTTGATGAGAATGTTGACCGTATCCGGTGTGAACGCCTGCCCGGAGAACTGGCATCCGCGCTGAAACAACAACTGAGGATTGCGATAAAACGATGAAACACACTGACATTCGTGCCGCAGTGCTGGATGCACTCGAGCAGCATGAACACGGGGCGACGCTGTTTGATGGTCGCCCCGTTGTTTTTGACGAAGAGGATTTTCCTGCGATCGCGGTTTATCTGACGGATGCAGAGTATACCGGTGAAGAGCTGGATGCAGATACCTGGCGGGCCACGCTGCATATTGAGGTGTTTTTACCGGCACAGGTACCGGATTCAGAGCTTGATCAGTGGATGGAAAGCCGGATTTACCCGGCGATGACTGCGATCCCGGCACTGGCAGGACTGATTACCACGATGGTTACGCAGGGCTATGAGTATCGTCGTGATGACGATATGGCGTTATGGAGCTCTGCGGATCTGACTTATTCCATTACATACGAGATGTGAGGACGATATGGCAACACCAAATCCCCTGGAGCCGGTAAAAGGTGCCGGTACCACTCTGTGGGTTTACAACGGCAAGGCTGATGCTTATGCAAACCCGTTGTCAGACGATGACTGGCAGCGACTGGCTAAGGTGAAGGATCTGACGCCGGGCGAGATGACGGCTGAACCCTACGATGATAACTACCTGGATGATGAAGACGCGGACTGGACCGCGACCGGGCAGGGACAGAAATCTGCAGGTGATACCAGTTTTACGCTGGCCTGGAAACCGGGAGAGGAAGGTCAGAAAGGGCTTATAGGCTGGTTTGAAAGCGGCGATGTCCGGGCCTATAAAATCCGTTTTCCGAATGGCACGGTGGATGTGTTTCGTGGCTGGGTCAGCAGTATCGGTAAGGCCGTGACGGCGAAAGAAGTGATCACCCGCACGGTGAAAGTCACTAACGTGGGTAAACCTTCTGTAGCGGAAGAACGCAGCAAAATTACGCCGGTCACTGCGATTAAGGTAACGCCGACAGGTACGGTTGAAAAAGGGAAAACAACCACCCTGACCGTTACTGTGGAACCGGAAAATGCAACGGATAAGACATTCAGGGCGATTTCCGCCGATCCATCAAAAGCCACCATTAGCGTGAAAGATATGACGATTACTGTGACGGGGGTTAAGGATGGAAAAGTCAGCATCCCTGTGATTTCCGGTAATGGTCAGTTTGCTGCGGTGGCTGAAATTACCGTTAATAATGTGCCGGGTGGCTAAAGAGCTGAGAGATAAGCGATGTTCCTGAAAACAGAACAATTTGAATATAACGGTGTATCCGTCACGCTTTCTGAGCTGTCTGCGCTGCAGCGTATTGAGCATCTTGCCCTCCTGAAACGGCGGGCAGAAGAGGCTGAAGCCAGCGGCAACCTGCAGGTGAGTGTGGAAGATCTTGTCAGAACCGGCGCGTTTCTGGTGGCGATGTCCCTGTGGCATAACCATCCACAGAAAACGCAGTCACCGTCAATGAATGAGGCCGTGATGAAGATAGAGCAGGAAGTGCTCACCACCTGGCCTGCCGATGCCATTGCCCGGGCGGAAGACGTGGTGTTGTGCCTGTCCGGGATGATCGAAGCTGTTCGTCCGGATACTGATATTACTGAAGTGGCGAAAAATAACACGCTGACTGATGATGATTTTTCTGCGGGAAAGTCTTCGACGGCGAGCTGAACTTTGCCCTCAGACTGGCGCGTGAGATGGGGAGACCCGACTGGCGCGCCATGCTTGCCGGGATGACATCCACCGAATATGCCGACTGGCACCGTTTTTACCGCACGCATTATTTTCAGGATACCCAGCTGGATATGCATTTTTCCGGGCTGACGTACGCTGTACTCAGCCTGTTTTTTTGCGATCCGGATATGCATCCCTCTGATTTCAGTCTGCTTGTCCCCCGGCATGAGGAAGAGCAGGTGGAGAGGCCGGATGAGGACAAAATGCTGATGCAGAAAGCGGCAGGACTTGCCGGAGGCGTCCGGTTCGGTGGGGACGGAGGGCGCGATATTTTATCGTCTGCGGATGTGGCGGATGTCATGGTGGATGATGCCGCATTAATGATGGCTTCAGCGGGGATTCCGGGAGGTGTGAGATATGTCCCAGCCGGTTGGTGATCTTGTTATTGACCTTAGTCTGGATGCTGTCCGTTTCGATGAGCAGATGAGCCGGGTAAGGCGTCATTTTTCAGGTCTGGATACCGACGCCAGAAAAACCGCCAGTGCTGTTGAACAGGGCCTGAGCCGCCAGGCGCTGGCTGCACAAAAAGCAGGGATTTCCGTCGGGCAGTATAAAGCGGCCATGCGAACCCTGCCCGCACAGTTTACGGATATCGCCACGCAGCTTGCCGGTGGTCAGAATCCCTGGCTGATCCTGCTGCAACAGGGCGGTCAGGTGAAGGACTCCTTCGGCGGGATGATCCCCATGTTCAGGGGGCTTGCCGGTGCGATCACCCTGCCGATGGTCGGGGTCACCTCGCTGGCGGTGGCGACAGGTGCGCTGGTGTACGCCTGGTACCAGGGAGATTCCACGCTTTCAGCGTTTAATAAAACCCTGGTTCTTTCCGGTAATCAGTCCGGACTGACTGCCGATCGCATGCTGACGCTCTCCAGAGCCGGACAGGCCGCAGGGCTGACGTTTAACCAGGCGAGTGAGTCACTGGCAGCCATGGTGAATGCCGGTGTGCGTGGTGGTGAACAGTTTGATGCCATCAACCAGAGTGTCGCGCGTTTTGCTTCTGCATCCGGTGTGGAGGTGGACAAGGTTGCAGAGGCTTTCGGAAAACTGACCACTGACCCGACGTCGGGGCTGATTGCGATGGCGAAGCAGTTCCATAACGTGACGGCGGAGCAGATTGCGTATGTTGCTCAGTTGCAGCGTTCCGGCGATGAAACCGGGGCATTGCAGGCGGCGAACGAGGCCGCAACGAAAGGGTTTGATGACCAGACCCGCCGCCTGAAAGAGAACATGGGCACGCTGGAGACCTGGGCAGACAGGACAGCGCGGGCATTCAAATCCATGTGGGATGCGGTGCTGGATATTGGTCGTCCTGATACCGCTCAGGAGATGCTGATTAAGGCAGAGGCTGCGTTTAAGAAAGCAGACGACATCTGGAATCTGCGCAAGGATGATTATTTTGTTAACGATGAAGCGCGGGCGCGTTACTGGGATGATCGTGAAAAGGCCCGTCTTGCGCTTGAAGCCGCCCGAAAGAAGGCTGAGCAGCAGACTCAACAGGACAAAAATGCGCAGCAGCAGAGCGATACCGAAGCGTCACGGCTGAAATATACCGAAGAGGCGCAGAAGGCTTACGAACGGCTGCAGACGCCGCTGGAGAAATATACCGCCCGTCAGGAAGAACTGAACAAGGCACTGAAAGACGGGAAAATCCTGCAGGCGGATTACAACACGCTGATGGCGGCGGCGAAAAAGGATTATGAGTCGACGCAGAAAAAGCCGTCCGGCGTGAAGGTGTCTGCGGGCGATCGTCAGGAAGACAGTGCTCATGCTGCCCTGCTGACGCTTCAGGCAGAACTCCGGACGCTGGAGAAGCATGCCGGAGCGAATGAGAAAATCAGCCAGCAGCGCCGGGATTTGTGGAAGGCGGAGAGTCAGTTCGCGGTACTGGAGGAGGCGGCGCAACGTCGCCAGCTGTCTGCACAGGAGAAATCCCTGCTGGCGCATAAAGATGAGACGCTGGAGTACAAACGCCAGCTGGCTGCACTTGGCGACAAGGTTACGTATCAGGAGCGCCTGAATGCGCTGGCGCAGCAGGCGGATAAATTCGCACAGCAGCAACGGGCAAAACGGGCCGCCATTGATGCGAAAAGCCGGGGGCTGACTGACCGGCAGGCAGAACGGGAAGCCACGGAACAGCGCCTGAAGGAACAGTATGGCGATAATCCGCTGGCGCTGAATAACGTCATGTCAGAGCAGAAAAAGACCTGGGCGGCTGAAGACCTGCTTCGCGGGAACTGGATGGCAGGCCTCAGGTCCGGCTGGAGTGAGTGGGAAGAGAGTGCCACGGACAGTATGTCGCAGGTAAAAAGTGCTGCCACGCAGACCTTTGATGGTATTGCACAGAATATGGCGGCGATGCTGACCGGCAGTGAGCAGAACTGGCGCAGCTTCACCCGCTCCGTGCTGTCCATGATGACAGAAATTCTGCTTAAGCAGGCAATGGTGGGGATTGTCGGGAGTATCGGCAGCGCTATTGGCGGGGCTGTTGGTGGTGGCGCATCCGCGTCAGGCGGTACAGCCATTCAGGCAGCTGCGGCGAAATTCCATTTTGCGACCGGAGGATTTACGGGAACCGGCGGCAAATATGAGCCAGCGGGGATTGTCCACCGCGGGGAGTTTGTCTTCACGAAGGAGGCAACCAGCCGGATTGGTGTCGGGAACCTGTACCGCCTGATGCGGGGCTATGCGGAAGGGGGGTATGTGGGTGCTGCCGGAAGTCCGGCGCAGATGCGGCGGGCCGAAGGCATTAATTTTAATCAGAACAATCACGTGGTGATTCAGAACGACGGTATCAACGGACAGGCCGGGCCGCAGCTGATGAAAGCGGTGTATGAGATGGCCCGTAAAGGTGCGCAGGATGAGCTCCGGCTGCAGTTGCGTGATGGCGGTCTGTTATCGGGGAGCGGGCGATGAAAACATTTCGCTGGAAAGTGAAGCCGGATATGGAGGTGAACTCGCAGCCATCGGTGCGTGAAGTGCGTTTTGGTGACGGGTACTCACAGCGTATGGCGGCAGGGCTGAATGCTGACCTGAAAACATACAGGGTGACGCTTTCCGTGACCCGGGAGGAGGCCCGGCATCTGGAAGCGTTCCTGGCAGAGCACGGTGGCTGGAAGGCATTTTTGTGGAAGCCACCCTATGCATACCGGCAGATAAAGGTGACCTGTACCGGGTGGTCTGCGCGGGTCGGGATGTTGCGCGTTGAGTTCAGCGCGGAGTTTAAGCAGGTGGTGAACTGATGCAGGATATTCACGAAGAAAGTCTGAACGAGTCGGTTAAGTCAGAGCAGTCACCGCGGGTGGTACTCTGGGAAATCGACCTGACGGTGCAGGGCGGTGAGCGGTATTTTTTCTGCAATGAGCTGAATGAAAAAGGGGAGCCGGTGACCTGGCAGGGGCGTGAATATCAGGCGTACCCGATTGAGGGGAGTGGCTTTGAGATGAACGGGAAGGGCAGCAGTGCCAGACCATCGCTGACGGTGTCCAATCTGTTTGGCCTTGTCACCGGGATGGCGGAGGACCTGCAGAGTCTGGTGGGAGCCACGGTGGTCCGCCGCCGGGTGTATGCCCGTTTTCTGGATGCGGTGAATTTCGTTGCGGGCAATCCGGAGGCGGACCCGGAGCAGGAGCTGAGTGACCGCTGGGTGGTGGAGCAGATGTCGCAGCTGACAGCCATGACGGCCTCGTTTGTGCTGGCCACACCGACCGAGACGGACGGGGCGCTGTTTCCCGGTCGTATCATGCTGGCGAACACCTGTATGTGGACCTACCGCTCTGATGAGTGTGGTTACACGGGCGGGGCTGTGGCGGATGAGTTCGATAAACCCACCACGGATATCCGTAAGGACAGATGCAGCAAGTGCATGCGCGGGTGTGAACTGCGCAGGAATGTCGGCAATTTTGGCGGTTTCCTTTCCATTAATAAACTTTCGCAGTAAATCCCGGTTTATGACACAGACTGAATCAGCGATTCTGGCGCATGCCCGGCGGTGTGCGCCTGCGGAGTCGTGCGGCTTCGTGATAAGCACGCCGGAGGGGGAGCGGTATATCCCTTGTGTGAATATTTCCGCGGAGCCGGAGGCGTATTTTCGTATCGCACCGGAAGACTGGCTGCGGGCAGAGATGCAGGGGGAGATTGTGGCACTGGTCCACAGTCATCCCGGTGGGCTGCCCTGGCTGAGCGAGGCTGACCGGCGGCTGCAGATAAAAAGCGCACTGCCCTGGTGGCTGGTCTGCCGGGGTGACATTCACAAATTCCGCTGCGTGCCGCACCTGACGGGACGGCGCTTTGAGCACGGGGTGACGGACTGTTACACCCTGTTCCGGGATGCATACCATCTGGCGGGGACTGAAATGCCGGATTTTCATCGCGAGGATGACTGGTGGCGCAACGGTCAGAACCTTTACCTGGACAATATGGCGGTCACCGGCTTTTACCGGGTGCCCCTGTCCTCTGCACAGGCGGGCGATATTCTGCTGTGCTGCTTTGGTGCTTCGGTACCGAACCATGCCGCCATTTACTGCGGCAACGGTGAGCTGCTTCACCATATTCCTGAACAACTGAGTAAACGGGAGAGGTATTCCGAAAAATGGCAACGACGAACGCATTCTGTCTGGCGTCACCGCCACTGGCACACATCTGCCTTCACGGGGATTTACAACGATTTGGCCGCCGCCTCAGCCTGTATGTGAACACGGCAGCGGAAGCCATTCGCGCCCTGTCGATGCAGATGCCGGGCTTTCGCCTTCAGATGAACGAAGGCTGGTACCAGATACGTATTGCCGGTGAAGACACGGCACCGGAGGCGGTGTACGCCCGTCTTCACGAACAGCTGGGTGAGGGAACGGTCATCCATATTGTGCCGCGACTGGCCGGGGCCGGAAAGGGTGGACTGCAGATTGTGCTGGGGGCGGCAGCCATCGTGGGCTCTTTCTTCACTGCCGGGGCATCAATGGCGTTATGGGGTTCAGCCCTGGCAGCCGGTGGTTTTTCTGCCACCACGATGCTGTTTTCACTGGGTGCCAGCATGATACTGGGCGGAGTGGCCCAGATGCTGGCCCCGAAGGCAAAAACACCGGATTACCGCGCAACGGATAACGGCAGACAGAACACGTACTTTTCCTCGCTGGATAACATGATTGCCCAGGGGAACCCGATGCCGGTGCCTTACGGGGAAATGCTGGTTGGCTCCCGCCGTATATCCCAGGACATCAGCACCCGTGATGAAGGCGGGGGCGGAAAGGTCGTGGTTATCGGGCGGCAGGGGTAAAAAGAATAAAAAAATCCCGCAGTGATCGCGGAGCTGCGGGGACAGACAAAGATTAGAGTTAAGGAGTTGTTTTTGTTACTCGGGCAAAAAACACTAACGCAGCGAAATTATACGCGCCACAGTCAGTTTGTGAAAATGTGAAGATATTCAGAATTTTTATTCAGTCATGATACAGGCATCCTCCGGGGTGCCTGTTGTTTTTTGGGCATAAACAGATTCAGACATCAGACAGGAGAGGGGGATCGAGTGGGTAAAGGTGGCGGTAAGGCGCACACACCGCGCGAGGCGAAGGATAATCTCAAATCCACGCAGATGATGAGTGTGATTGATGCGATTGGTGAGGGACCGATAGAAGGCCCGGTGAAGGGACTGCAGAGTATCCTGGTGAACAAAACCCCGCTGACGGACACGGACGGTAATCCCGTGATACACGGTGTGACCGCGGTCTGGCGTGCCGGGGAGCAGGAGCAGACACCACCGGAAGGCTTTGAGTCCTCCGGAGCTGAAACCGGACTGGGCGTGGAAGTGACGAAGGCAAAACCGGTGACGCGCACCATTACGTCCGCGAACATTGACCGCCTGCGGGTTACCTTCGGAGTGCAGTCACTGGTGCAGACCACGTCAAAGGGCGACCGTAATCCTTCCTCTGTCCGGATTCTGATTCAGTTACAGCGTAATGGCCGCTGGGTGACGGAAAAGGATGTCACCATTAACGGCAAGACCACCTCGCAGTTCCTGGCCTCGGTGATTCTGGATAATCTGCCTCCCCGGCCCTTTAACATCCGGATGGTCAGGGAGACGGCGGACAGCACCACGGACCAGCTGCAGAATAAGACGCTGTGGTCGTCATACACCGAAATCATCGATGTGAAACAGTGCTACCCGAACACGGCCATTGTGGGGCTGCAGGTGGATGCGGAGCAGTTCGGCGGCCAGCAGATGACGGTGAACTACCATATCCGCGGTCGCATCATCCAGGTGCCGTCAAACTATGACCCGGAAAAACGCACGTACAGTGGTATCTGGGACGGCAGTCTGAAACCGGCATACAGCAACAACCCGGCCTGGTGTCTGTGGGACATGCTGACTCACCCGCGCTACGGCATGGGAAAACGTCTGGGGGCGGCGGATGTGGACAAGTGGGCGCTGTATGCCATCGGGCAGTACTGCGACCAGACGGTCCCGGATGGTTTCGGGGGGACCGAGCCGCGGATGACCTTTAATGCGTACCTGGCACAACAGCGTAAGGCGTGGGACGTTCTCAGTGATTTCTGCTCTGCGATGCGCTGTATGCCGGTATGGAACGGTCAGACGCTGACGTTCGTTCAGGACCGCCCGTCGGATGTGGTGTGGCCGTACACCAACAGCGATGTGGTGGTGGATGATAACGGCGTGGGATTCCGCTACAGCTTCAGTGCCCTGAAGGACCGGCACACGGCAGTGGAGGTGAATTACACCGACCCGCAGAACGGCTGGCAGACCTCCACGGAACTGGTGGAAGACCCGGAAGCCATACTGCGCTACGGACGCAACCTGCTGAAGATGGACGCGTTCGGCTGTACCAGCCGCGGTCAGGCCCACCGTGCCGGGCTGTGGGTGATAAAGACCGAACTGCTGGAAACGCAGACGGTGGATTTCACGCTCGGGTCTCAGGGGCTGCGGCACACACCCGGTGACATCATTGAAATCTGTGATAACGACTATGCCGGGACCATGACCGGCGGACGTGTCCTGTCCATCGATGCCGCCAGCCGTACCCTGACGCTGGACCGGGAGGTGACACTGCCGGAGACCGGCACGGCCACTGTTAATCTGATTAACGGCAGCGGTAAGCCGGCGAGCGTGGCCATCACCGCACACCCCGCGCCTGACCGGATACAGGTCAGCACCCTGCCGGATGGTGTGGAGACATACGGGGTGTGGGGACTCTCCCTGCCGTCACTGCGTCGTCGCCTGTTCCGCTGTGTCTCCATCCGGGAAAACACGGACGGCACGTTCGCCATCACGGCGGTGCAGCACGTA